TATTGGCATATTCATCTTCTTCTTCATCTTCTTCTTCATCTTCTTCTTCATCTTCTTCTTCATCTTCTTCATCATAATCTGGATCTTCATCATAATCATGATCTTCATCATAATCATTATTATTTTCAGTAATAGTATTACTATATTTTGCTTTTTTAATAGCTCCTGAAGTTAACCTTGTATTATATTTATGAGTATATGAAGACATATTATTATTATAGATAAATAATTAATATTAAGTATTCAATTTTATAACAATTTATTTAATAGTGAAACAAATAGTTATAAATAGCTTTAAAGTAAAAATTGTAAAAATTATAATAATTATAATAATTATAATAATTATAAAATTGATTAATAATACAATTTAAATATTATTTAACTATTATAAAAGAATGACAGACTTTGAAAATAAGAGACCATCTAAAATTATAGGTATTCAGTTTAGTATATTAGGTCCTCATGAAATTCAAAAAGCCTCTGTTGTTGAAATAACAAATAGAGATACACATATTAATAATAAACCAGTATTATGTGGATTATTTGATCCACGAATGGGGGTATTAGATCCTGGAATGATTTGCCCAACAGATGGATTAGACTATATTCAAACACCTGGTTATTTTGGTCATATTAATTTGGCGCGTCCGGTTTATTATATTCAATATTTATCAACTATTATGAAAATTAGTAGATGTGTATGTATTAAATGTGGTAAGATTTTAATAGATAAAGCAAAGTATAAATATTTATTGAATTTAAATGCTGATGAACGCTGGAATAAAGTATTTTCACTTGCAAGCAAAAAACGGCGATGTGGAGAAGATTCGCATAATGGTTGTGGTTGTTTACAACCAAAGCTTAAAAAAGAAGGTTTAGCAACTATTATTGCTGAATGGAATGAAAAAGACGAAGAATTAAAAGGTTATGAGTTTAAAACAGAAGATTCAAAAATGACAATGAAAATTATTCCAGAATTAATGTTAAAGATTTTCAAAAAAATTTCAGATGAAGATGTTAAGTTTATGGGATTTAGTCCATTATGGTCAAGACCCGAATGGATGATATGTCAGGTATTAGCAATTCCACCACCACAAGTAAGACCATCAATTAAACACGATGCGCAACAACGTAGTGAAGATGACTTAACTCATATTATTATTAATATAGTCAAAGCAAATAAAACATTACAAGAAAAGCTTGAACAAAATGCTCCACCAAACGTAATTGATGATTGGACTACTGTATTGCAATATTATGTTGCAACATTAGTAGACAATAAAATTCCGGGTGTTGCCGCTGTAGCACAAAGATCAGGACGCCCATTAAAAGCGGTCAAAGAGCGATTAAATGGCAAAACAGGACGCGTGCGAGGAAATCTAATGGGCAAACGTGTTGATTTTAGTGCGCGCTCTGTAATTACTCCAGATCCAAATTTGTCAATTAGTCAGCTTGGTATTCCACTAAAAATAGCTAAAAATTTAACAAAACCAATATGTGTAACTTTAAAAAATAAAAATTATTTGCGCAAGTTAGTTCTTAACGGTCCTGATATTTATCCAGGAGCTAAAATTTATGAACGAAAAAATGGTGATTGTATTAGTTTGCGTTATGTTGATCGTGAATCAATTAATTTAGAACCGGGTGATATTGTTCATCGTCATATGTTGGATGGTGATGCAATTTTATTTAATCGTCAACCAACTCTTCATAGAATGTCTATGATGTGTCACATTGCTAAAATAATGTATAAAGGTGATACTTTTAGGATGAATGTTGGTGATACCAAACCATATAATGCGGATTTTGATGGCGATGAAATGAATTTGCACATGCCACAAGATGATGAGTCTGAAATTGAATTAAAACATTTAGCCGCAGTAAAATATCATATTGTAAGTCCAGCAAACAATAAACCTATTATTGGTATATTTCAAGACTCTTTATTAAGCACTTATTTATTTACACGAGAAGCTATTACTTTTAATCCGCGAGTTGCTATGAACTTATTAGCACATCTTAAGACAATTAATTTAAAAAATATAAATTTTGCCGATGAAAACCAAACCAGTTTTAGTTTATTAAGTCAAATTATTCCAAATATTACATTAAAATATAAGACAAAACGATTTAATGATGCTGGCGAGGATTATAATACTTCTAATAATGTATTAGAAATTAACAGAGGAGCTATTGTGCGTGGACATATTGAAAAAAGTGTATTAAGTGATACAACACGTGGACTCATTCATAGAATTTATAATGATTACAATGTTGAGGCATGTCGTGATTTTGTTGATAATTTACAAGATGTTGTAACTGAATATATGAAAAATCACGGCTTTAGTGTTGGAATTAGTGATCTTATAGCAAATAAAGAAACAAATGATAAAATTAATGATACTATTAATAAGAAAAAAGCAGAAGTAAAAGTCTTAATAGATGAAACGCATTTAGGTATTTTTGATAATAAAACAGGGCGAACAAATGTTGTTGAATTTGAAACGCGAGTTAATAATATTTTAAATAAGGCTTCATTTGAGGCGGGAAAAATTGCGCGAGAAAATTTAAACGACAATAATCGTTTTGTCACAATGGTAAATGCTGGTTCTAAAGGCAGTGATTTAAATATTTCGCAAATGATTTCATGTTTAGGACAACAAAATGTAGATGGAAAACGTATTCCATATGGTTTTGATGATAGAACATTACCTCATTATACAAAGTATAATGATTCGCCAAATGCGCGTGGATTCGTAGAAAACTCATTTATTGGTGGACTAAATCCAGATGAGCTCTTCTTTCATGCTATGGGCGGTCGTGTTGGTTTAATTGATACTGCATGTAAAACAAGTCAAACTGGATACATTCAGCGACGATTAATTAAAGGTCTCGAAGATTTAATGGTTAACTATGATATGACAGTTCGTAACAATAAGAATAAAATTATTCAATATAGTTATGGTAATGATAATTTTGATCCTATTAAAGTAGAGTCACAACCGGTTCCTTTTGTAAATATGACAATTGAAGAAATATATGGACATTATCAAATGCCAAATGATTATTCAAAAGATTCTATTTATAGTACATTATATACAAAACAAGCATATAGTAAATTTAAAAAACAGAAACCAGAACTTGATAAAAAATGTCAAGTGTACATTAATATGTTACTACAAGCACGCGAAGATATTATTAGTAAAGTATTCAATGGTTTATATAAACCATCTGTCAATGTTCCAGTATCTTTTATACATATTATTAATAACATTGCAGGCAATCAAGAAGAAAATGTTATAATTGATATTACTCCATTAGATGTATTTGAAATTATTGAATCTAATTTTGAAAAGCTTAATATGTTAAATTATTGTAAACCAAATGAACTATTCAAAGTGTTGTATTATTATTATTTAACTCCAAAAGAATTGTTAATGCATAAACGGTTAACTCGTAAATCCATTGAACTATTAATGACTATACTAAATAATAGTTATAAAAAAGCATTAATAGCACCCGGTGAAATGGTAGGAATGATTGCAGCACAAAGTATTGGAGAACCAACAACACAACTAACATTAAATACCTTTCATTTTGCAGGCGTTGCGTCAAAGTCTAATGTTACACGTGGTGTTCCTCGTATTGAAGAAATATTGTCTTTAAGTGATAATCCTAAAAGTTTATCGTGCACAATTTATTTACATAAACCAGATAGTTATGATCAAGTTAAGGTGAAAGAATATGTTTCAAAACTTGAAAATACTAAATTACGGTCTATTGTTGAGTCGGTTCAAATATGTTTTGACCCAGACGACTTAAATACGCTAATAAGTGAAGATATTGAACTTATGAAAGAATATAATGAATTTGAAAAATTACTTGATGAATGCAATAGCGATTATAATGATTCTAAAGAAAAATCTAAATGGATAATTCGTCTATCTTTAAATAAAGTAGAAATGTTAGATAAAAATATTAATATGGATGATGTTCATTATGCATTAATGAGTAGTTATAGCAATTTGACATGTATGTATAATGACTATAATTCAGATAAGCTAATTTTTAGAATTCGCATAAACAAAAATTTACAAGCGCTAAAGAAAAAGAAGAATAAAAGTGTTTTGGAATCACTTGACCAAAGCGATGAAATCTATTTACTTAAAAATTTACAAAATGAGTTATTAGATAACCTTATTTTACGAGGAGTGAAAAATATTGAAAAAGTATTTTTACGCAAAATTAGTGATAATTTTGAAGAAGTAGATACTAAATATATTAAAAAAGATTTATGGGTGTTAGATACATTAGGAAGCAATTTGTTAGATATACTTGCCCTTGATTTTGTAGATAAAACGCGAACAACTTGTAATCATATTATTGAAATTTACAATATTTTTGGCATAGAAGCCGCAAGGCAAAGCATATTTGATGAGTTTTCAGAAGTCATTGAATTTGATAGCACATATATTAACTATCATCATTTGACTATGTTAGCTGATAGAATGACATGCAATGATAAAATGGTATCTATTTTTAGGCATGGTATTAATAATGATGATATTGGAGCTATTGCCAAAGCATCTTTTGAAGAAACACCTGAAATGTTTTTGAAAGCTGCTAAGCATGGTGAATTAGACAATATGAAAGGTGTTTCAGCCAATATAATGTGTGGTCAAGAAGGTTATTATGGAACAAGCTGTTTTAAAGTATTAGTAAATAATGATGTTTTAATGTCTTTCAAACCTGAAACTAAAGATACAGAAACTATTGATGAAGAAGAATTAGATCATGACGATTTGTTAAAGAAATTAAAAGAAGACTCTAATGATGAATGTAATAAAAATAATTTACTAATAGAGTCATCTATTGCAACTATTAAACCAAGCATTATGGGAACAAGTGAAGACTATGAATTAGATTTTTAATAATACAAATGAAATAAATAATTTATGGTGTAAATATTATAAATTATTTATTATTTATTATTTATTATTTATTATTTATTATTTATTTTTTTTTATATACTTCACATTTTTTTGTTATTTTATTACGCCTTTGACCATTGGGGCACCGTCTATATTTTTTTGTTTTACTTATATCACTATTTTCAAGATCATTTGCTACAATATTTATTGGTTCACGTTCTTCTGCTTGTTCTACTGCTGGTTCTACTACTTGTTCTTCTGGTTCTACTACTTGTTCTTCTGGTTCTACTACTTGTTCTGGTTCTCCTGGTTCTTCTTCTGGTTCTTCTTCTGGTTCTACTGGTTCTTCTGGTTCTTCTGGTTCTTCTGGTTCTTCTGGTTCTACTACTTGTTCTGGTTCTTCTGGTTCTACTACTTGTTCTTCTGGTTCTACTACTTGTTCTGGTTCTCCTGGTTCTTCTTCTGGTTCTTCTGGTTCTTGAACGATGTGTTTTTTTTTGTCCATATTTTTCTTATTAATTTTTTGTTTATATACTGTATTGGTGGCTTTTGTTATATCATAGTTATTAATAAAATTATCTAATATATCATTATAAAGTTGTAAATTTTTTTTTAAATTACTATATAATTTATAACTCTGTGAATCTTGTAAATCATTATTTATATTGAAAATAAAAGACTGCGCATTAAAAATAAGTTTATAATTATGTTTTTTTTCACGTGAATACACACTTGGAACTTTTAAAAAATAATAATCATCATTTATTTTATTTGTATTACATATAATATATTTTACATCTATACTATTTGTTATAGATATATCAATAGCTGTATTACATAATAATATTATTGGTAAATCATATTCTTTAGATAATAAATATATATCAATAAAAGTTACATAATACTCATCACTTGCTATTAAATCTGATATTAGTATTACTCCATCTATCACTTTTTGCATAACACTTTTTTTATTATTTTTTAATAATATATAATATAATATTTCAGAATTAGGGTGCCTACTATATAATTGAATTAACTTATTTTTTATATCAACTATTAGTAAACTATCATTTTTTGTGTGATATTTTATTAGCATTAAAATTATTTGAAAAGAACAAATATTATTATTTATATCAAAGACTAATTGATATATTGTTTGCTTAAAATTTGAATTAATACCTTCTGCAAGTATATTTTTACTTACAACACAATTATGATTTTTATCAATATATTTATCCAATAATTGAATTGATGCCATAGCTTCATTATCTTCTTCAACATATTCTATAAATGTTTTATCATCATTATCATGATCATCATTAGTAGTATTAGTAGTATTAGTAGTATTAGTAGTTTTAGTAGTATTAGTAGTTTTAGTAGTTTTAGTAGTTTTATTTTTGTCCAAAATATCTATTATGTCTTTTTGTATATTATTTGCTTTTGGAATAGGCACAATTGTTAATTTTTTTAGAGTTTCCATTTTTTTTGCATTATAATAACCTAATGTATCAAATGTTTCATTAAATGTAGTGCTACTATTTGTTATAATATTGTTAAAATAGTCTAATGTTAATGATGACTGAAATAATAACAGTTCATTATCTAAAATATTATAGTTAGTAGAACCATAACTAAAAGTTATGTTGTCCTGAAAAATAAACTTTTTAAATTTATTGTATCTTACAAATTCATCTGCAAGTCGTGTATAATATAATACTTCATTGGATTCATTATTTATTAAATTTGTAATTGGTATAATTAAAGAACATATATCATTTTTTTTAGCACAATAATTAGTATTACACTCTTCATTGTCTAAACACAAAGACATTTCTTTAATTGTATTAAGTATTTTAGCATCATAATTTGCAAAAATTATATATTTAGAACCAACCTCTTGTAATATGTCATAAATTTTTTGAATTTTATCCAAAAATACTAATGAATTTGTATATGTTATTTTTTTTAACACATTTTTATAAATACTATTTTTGTGCATGCTTAAAATTTTTTTAAACGTGTTTTTAAAATTATTATAAAATAAGGTTTCTAATTTTATATTATTAATAGCATTAATACGTTCATTATCTTGCTTATTAGATGTTTGTATTTGTTTATCTAAAAATAAATAATCTTTATTTTTTATTACTTCCAATTCATCATCATTATTAATTTCTTGATGTGAAAGTAATACAAATTGATTGCCTAATGTTAATATTCCTATAATAGAGTTATCATCTTCTATTTTATATAACGGTTTACATATAATTTCTTCTTTACTCAAGGTATATATTTTTTCTAATAATTTTTTAGTATTATTATAGTCATTATAGTCATCTTCATTAAGATCATCTACTAACTTGTATGGAATATCAGGATATTCTAATGAAATGGCTGATGGATAGCAAGGTATAAAGCCGTGTTCTTTTGAATCTGCATTTGCATCATCTATTGTTGCATCTGCACTAACTATAAGTAGTCCAATAACTTTATTTGAATAATCAACAACTTGATATGTAATTTCATATTTTAATTTTAAAATAATACTAATTATTCTATTTAAACTAATGTTTGGTTTAAAATTATATACATCAGTAGCATTTTTACTTGTAATGCTGTTACATTTATTGATCGCGTTTTTAATATTATACAAAACTATTGTGAAATTTTTGAAAAAAGGGTCTTTATTTACAAAGCTAAAAAATTTTGTAATAGAATAACTAACACTGTCATTAATTAAATAAATAGGCTCATAATTTTCATCATTTTTAATTAGCAGTAATATTTGTTTTTTTATATCTAAGAATTCGCTGCTATAACTTTGTTTTGGACATAATACTTTAACATTATCTGTAATATCTTCATTTGTTATATCTAATATTATTAAATTTATTCCATTTGGAAAAAGTAATGGATTACTTTTACATATAATGTCCCATAAATATGTATAATTTATTAAATTAGAACTATTTAAATAGTCTTTAAAATTGTTAAAACTATTTATTATTTTTTTAAGCAAAATTATATGTGATGGATTAGTGCTAAGTTGTTTATATAAATTAGAAGTTACATATTTTTCTATATCTATTGTATCTATTAAATCATTAAAGTTCTTGGAAATAAATATATGTGGTAAATTTCCATTATTATATTTAATAAAGTTATCAATAGTAACAGCATTTATTATTATTGTTTTCATTTCATTAATGCTAATAACTTTTGTATTATTGTGAACTAATGTGCTATAAAGGTCAGCAATACAAGCAATAAAAGACTGATTTTTACTGGTTTCAACACCATAACGCAAAAAGCATTGATAATTCTTTTTTAGTGTATTTTGTGCTTTTTTTGTTACACAATTTTCATTATCAATTTGCAAAAACCTTTGTATTCTAATAGGAAGAAAACCAAGCTTATTTTTGTCTAATGGTTTTTCAGGACCTAAAATATAATTCAAATATAACTTGTCACTATCATTTGATTCTTGTGTGCTTACATTTAAACACTTATTGCGTCTTTTTACTTGTTCTTTGGTCTTTGATATATTATTATTAAAACAACATGGTAAGCAAAAACCATTTCTATTATGTTTATCTTTTAAAAATCCAGGAACATGATCAACATAATTACCTTTTTCATCAATATGATGTTTAGCATCTGTAAATTCTAATATTTTGCCATCATAAGTTCCATCTTTATTTTTTTTTGAAATAATTGTGCCATATTTTCCACTATTAACTTCCGATTGTGTTAAACTACTATTCTCTTCTAAGCTCCAATAACGAGGACATATATAATGATATTTTTTTTCTTGTGTTCCATATTCAAAACTCTCAGTATAAGATCCTGGATGATTTGTATCTATAAACTCTTTTTCTTCTTGTGTTAATATAACCGGCTGTTTTTTTACATTCCAATTACATAGTCTTGAGTATTCTTCAAAAAATGAATTTTTCTCTGTAGCAAATAATTTTGGTTCTCTATTAATTAATCTTTTTAAAATAGGATTGCTTTTTTCAGATTTTTCTTTAATAATATGTGTTGTCTTTTGTTTTTTTATATCTATAGTTTTACCTTGTATGTTAGACTCATTTGGCATAGTATCGGTATTTATATTTAATGTTTTTTTAGCTTGAATAGTGCTATTATCATTGTCTATAACCTTTACATCATTAGTATCATCCTCTTCGTCATTAGTATTATTAGTATCATCCTTAGTATCATTTTGTTCATCCTTAGTATAATTGTCAACATCATTATTGTCATCATCCTCATTCTCATTCTCGTCTTCATCCTCGTCTTCATTTTCATCCTCATTTTCATCCTCATTTTCATCCTCATTTTCATCATCATCATTTGCATATTTTTTATTTTTAGTTATTTTCTTATTTTGTATTAATGCTTTTTTTGTTAATTTAATTTTATCTATTACAAGTTCTTTTTCTGCTGCATCTTCTTGATCTTCTTGATCTTCTTCATTTTCTTCATCTTCATCTTCATCTTCATCTTCATCATCATCATAAGTTAAAAGCCCAAATATATTATTGTCATCATCAAATACAGGACTGTCGTCATTTTCTAATAAAGCATTCATTTTTTTATTAATCATTTCAGTAGTTTCAATTTCTTTAATATTAGTTTCTGCTAATGTATCTTCAATATTGACTGTAGCACATAATTTATTAATGTTTTTAACATCTTCATCATTAATTAATTGATATAATATTTTAACTAATGAGTCTATATATATGGGAATGTAATCTAAATAATTAATAGCATCTATATTTTCTACACTAACAGAGAGAAGAGACTGTCCTATTTTTTTAAATAGGGTTTTAAATCCCGGATTATTTTTAATTATTAGTTTTTTAGAATTAAATGTGGATGTTAATAATTTTAACGAATTATAAACACTAACCAGTTTTAACTTAGCGTTTTCTAATGTTAGTTTAAAGTTCTCTTGTAACTTAACTAAAATAACACTATCGCTATATTCTTGTTTAATCAATTCTAATACAAATGCTTCTTCAGAGTCCATTGTATTAAAATTGGAAACGTGTTTATAACGCATTGTTATTTCATTGCTTTTCTGCGTAATAATATTAAATAATAAATATATACAGTTACCAATAGCATCAAATTTTAAATCACCTTTTAAACTAATATTACAACTATAATTGAGAGAATTAATCTGAATATTATTAGCTCTTAAATCAGTAAATAAATCAATAGTTTTAGTAATTACCAAATTTTTTATAAATTTAATAATTGGATTCACACATGAAGCTATTAAATTATTTAATAGCTCAAGACTTATTATATTTTTTAATCCTACATTAATATTTATTAATCCAGATTCATACAATACTATTAAAAATTCGTCTACATTTTTTAAAAACATAGTATTAACATCTTTTAAACTAACATAAAAACTAATAGTATTAGTTTTTCCTAAAGATTTTGCATATTTCAATATTAGCGCTTTACTTAATAGTGGAAGTTTATTTTTTGTAATAGTTGAGCAAAATATTCTATATATATTTTCGAGTTTTTTGCCTGGATTATATTTAATTAATGGATACAATTGTGAGCTATGAAATAGCTTAAAAATAGACTCTAATGAAATATTTGAGTCCATATTATTATTTATGTTTAAATTAATGTAGTTTACACCCTTGTTTTCATAATTTAATTTATCATATACTTGATTAATTGAATTCAATAAATACACTAATTTATTTTTATTAATAAAATTAATATTAGTTAACATAATATTTGTTTCTTTTATCAAGTTTATTTTTTCAGAATAAAAATTTATAGCATTTAATATATTTTTTTTATGTAAAAAACAATAATATAACTTTATTATTGTTTCCTCATCAAGACTTGATTTTTTCTGTTTAAACAAATCACTGGCTAAACATATGTATAATGAATTATTATATATGTTATATTCAAATAATAAATTTGAATTATTTGTTGTAATACTTTCAATCAATTGTGCATCATTAGTATTATTTATATAATAATACGGATTTACTATATAATTTATGCTATTATTTAATACGCTTTGTCCTATTTGTATATATTTTTTAATAGTAGTTAACTCAATCTTGGTTAAATCATCATAGCTATATGTTTCTTTTACTTGTTTGGTTTGTAAGCTGCTTAATAGTACTTCATTTTCATAAATATTTGCCAAATATTTAATAATATTAGAATGTGTTAGCTCAATTTTGTTATTATTGGTTAATGTATTAAACAAATCTTGACTATCAAATTTATCTTGTGTTAAGCCATACATGTATAGTTCTTCAAAACAAATTTTTTCATCTTCATTTACATTATTATTATAATTGGCTATGAATTTTAGTTTTACAGTTTCTATAGTATCATCATAATTTATAACCTCATCTATAAAAATGATTGTTCCACTTGTGGTTTGAAATGTGTTTAAGTCATTTTGGTCAAAATCATTACTAAAATGTTCATAATATACACTACTTTTACTAAATGTGTTATAATTATTATAATTTTTATTTAGTTCTTCAATGCTTGGAAGAGAAGAAGACGCGACACTTAATGAATTTAAGTAAATATATTTATTTTTAATAAATAAATATAATTTACTATACTCATTATTGTTATTTATATAAATTTTAAATATATTTGACATTTATATAAATAGTAGACTATTATTTTATATATATATGATTGTAAATATTATTGTGGCTTATTGTAATAATTATGGAATAGGTAAAGATAATTCTTTAGTTTGGCATATTAAAAGTGATATGGCTAAATTCAAAAAATTAACTATTGGAAATGCGAATAATGCTGTTATTATGGGAAAAAACACCTTTACAAGCTTAAACAATGAATATGGATTAGCACACAGAGATAACTTAATATTATCTAAATCCATGATTATTGATAAACATAATGGGACTAATCGAGTTAAAAGTTTTGAAAATGTGCAATGTCTTGAAAATTTTGTAAAATCGCAAAATTATGATACAGTTTGGGTAATAGGTGGAGAACAAATTTATAGATTATTTTTAGATAATTACAAAAAAGATGAATCAAGTATTTTTAATATTGCAAAAATATATATAACATACATCAATAAAGATTATGAATGCACTTCATTTTTTCCAGATATAACAAACTATACTAATAAATACAATTTGCTTTTTTATAATAAAAAAGCTCATAATGTTATTACTAATAGCACTATTAATAATGTTAGTAATGTTAGTAATGTTAATAATGATGATGCAAGTATTATATCAAATGTATTTGATATAGAATATGTTTTTGTCTAACCTTAATCATAATAGTAACTATTACATATCATAATAAGGGTTATCGCTAATATTCATACCACAATAACGTGACGGGTTTTTTTTATAATCAATTGGGTTATAAATATTTATTTCTTTTGCTTCAGTAATAATAAATTTAAAGTTTTCCCAAAACTCATCATTATGGCCTATAGATTGCGTAGCAATATGACTTACTTCGTGTAATGCAACATACATTAATGTATTTAAATCTATTAGACGACCTTGGCTGTTTTTTTCTGTATCTAAACAAAATGCCAACTTTTCACCTT